TGCTATTAATCTCCTGCAACTCCTGATATTTTCAATAGTTGGCAAACTCATTGTAAACATCAGTAGCAGAAATTAATAGCATTTTTTATTCAAACCCACAAAATCTATGGGACAGCAGTGAAAAAACATATAAAAAATTGACTGAAACTGATCATGGGAAAAAGGTTCATAGACTACTGTATTTTAATTGGAAATATACTATCTTGAGAAAGATGTATGGTGCCTTTGATGATATATGTAGAAATTCCATGAAAGGGAGTGATGAGGAGGTAATTAATAATTATCAATTAATTCTGAATAGATGCAACAAACTAATTACTGAGATAGGTGGTGAAGAAAAATTCCATGAAATATATCATTTATCAAATGAAGTTTATAATGACACATTGGATAATAAATCAAAAAAAATATTACCTGAACAATTTGAAATGGTTATAACAATAAATAACAATATCAATGAGTTTTTTAATACAAGGTTATTTCTTGAGGAATTATTGAAAAATAGAAAAGAATATATATCTGAAAAATTACAATGGAAAACGCAAAAAGAAAAGCAGTCAACAAAACAGGATCTTAAAAATTATCTTCTTAGATTAACCTGGGTAAGTGGCCAAAAAGAGTTTTTAAGACAGATGAAACTACTGAATAAAGATGAAATATTTTTCAAAGACATAAATTCTGTTATATTGAGAGACCCGGATGATATGCCATATTTTAAACGCGGTGACGAGTGTAAATCTGCAGCTTCGCTTTATCTGTATTGGCATAATGAAAAACATATTAATGGATTATATATAGAATCAAAAAGGAGGCAAACGGAAAACATTAAATTAATAACTGAAAATTTTAAAATGAATTCTGGTAAAGAATTTAATGACAGATCTTTGAGAGAAGCGTTTAAACGTGCAAAAAAAGATAATGCAAAAATTAAAGTATTCACTGATCTTCTAAAAAAATAATCCTCCTATATTAATAAATTCACAACCTGACAGTTACAGACAGTTTCCGACAGTTTCCGACAGCGCTGTTTTAGTTGAAAAACAGTAGCGCCTGTATTTGTATTAATCAATATAAAATCAAGCATAGACTATGTGTGATGTAGATACATACACAGAAACATATGTAAGACTTTATAGATTTATCCAATATATTACCAAGGAGTTATACTATGCAAAACAAATTGCACCCATTAACAGTGGAAATCATTAATAATATGATTTCAGAAAAAAAACACAAAGGTTTAGATGATGCTGTAATGACAAAAATTTCAGACCGTATTATGGACCAAGGACAAAAGCCATACTTTTTAATTAAAGATGCATTAATCTATATGGAGTTGGAAGATTATGATCGAGCTAAATTATGTATTGATGCGGCATTTATTTTTAGAGGATTAACTTTTTCAGATAATAAGGAAAACGAAGAAAATGATGCAAATTGTTTTTACAGGATCTGTGCTATGGCAAGTCATTACAACTCCCTTTTGAAAGATGACGATATGGTGGGGTTATAATTATGAAAGAAAATATAAGTACCAAAAAGTCATTAATTGATGAGTCGGGGCAAGATGATCGACTTCTCGATTATCTAGAATTGTGTGCTTATTTAAAAATATCATCTTCGACCCTTAGACAGTGGGTCGCGCAAGGAAGAATCCCACATCTCAAGCTTGCCAATGGGAAATTAGTTAGGTTTAGTTTCATGCAGATAAAGTCCTGGCTTAACCAGAGTATAAAGGAGGGGGCATGGACCAAAAACTAATTGAAGAAATGATCGGATGGCTTGTCGAGCACGGTAAGCTCAATCCATATTCTGAAGCCGGAATCCGTATTGTTTTTCATGAAGGTCAAATACGAAAGATTGAACGTTTGTCATCTGTGAAAATCCAGATAGGTACCTCCATATAAAGTAAGCAATATAACTGACAAAAAAGGAGAAAAAACTATGTCAATAAATCAAGATGTAAATCCGGAGGAAGATCTTCCGGTAGCTGTTAAGGCAGAGATGGCTTGGACGGACCTTGCAAAAGTGACTGAAAGCTATTCTATTCTGATAACCGATCCAATAGCACAAGCTGCAGTGAAGGGCAGGTGCAGTTGGTATGATTTTTGCATGTATAGAATTAAAAATGCGGAGAGGCTGCGTAAATCCTTCATTACCACATATGTAAATTTGAGTAAGACTGGCATTCATGTGGAGCCACGTATCCTGCTATCATACGGTGACAATATGAGCCACAAGATTGATTGGAACCGGTTTAGAATCATCGGTAATCAGGAAAAAGGTAAAATGATGATTAGGCGGGCTATAGAAAATACATTTAAACCCTATGGAGCGGAGATAGCCAGTGTCGAACCACAAAGTCTGGGAGCGGAGATAGCAGATACCATGACCCAGTTGCCTGGGGGAGTTCAATGACAAAGGAGAAAGCCATGCCTGGTGAAGTTGATACAATACAGTTGGAAGGAGTTTTTAAGAATGGGTATGGTATTGCGCCAAAGTCTATACTCCGAACTCCCGAGCTATCGAAACATGAAAAACTAATCTGGCTTTACTTGAGCTCATTTTCCGGCCGTGGGAAAAGCTGCTTCCCCAGTATTAATCGCATGAGTAAAGAGCTACGTATATCAAAGAAATCCTCTATTCATGCGCTGAAGAATCTGGAGGAAATAGGCTACATAAAAATACAACGCACAAATGGAGGCCCTAATACCTATACATTGCTCTTATCTAAAGAGCCCCCCTTGCCGTTACATGGTATTTCCGCAACGAGGGCGAATATTGAGAGTGCTGCTGAACTACCGGTATCTATACAGCTACCGGTAGTTCAAGGACCACCACCCGGTAGTCGGATGGATACCGGGGTGGTGGCTGGAGGAAACCCTATTAATATCAGTAATAAGAACACTAAAAAAAACAGTGTCTGTCATCATGGCAGGGTGGGGCTGCTGTCGTATGTTCCAATATTGGTGTATTGGAACAACAATGGGAATTTGCAGGCCCATAAAGAGACGACCTTTATGCGAAAATTCCAGAAGCGCCATATGAATATCGTTGATGAATATGGCCTTGATACAGTGTGTCGGGCAATAGATCTTTATGCCAGTGTCGTGAGCAATCCGGATGAATATTTCTTTAACTATCAATGGCAGCTCTGGGATTTTATTGCGCGCGGTCTTGAAAAATTTATTCCTGAGGCAGATCCGCTTAATAACTACAGGCGGTCCCGCAGGAGGATCGATAGGGAATCAGAACCAGAGTTATCTCCGGAAATAGAAGCCCTGTGCATTGACGGCGCCGTTCATTGAGGCTTCGCGGAGCAGGTTATTGCGCCCGGGCATGATGATCCGGCATGAAAATTAATAATCATCAATTTGACGAGGCGATCAAAATGGATATGAGGCAATATTTATCATATAAAGGTTTTCACTGGGACGAAGTGACGCGGTCCAGGGGGAAGAATGCGGTCATGAATTGTCCTTTTTGCGGTGATACCGAGAAAAAATTCGCAATTCAGCTGGAGACAGGGGCTTTCAATTGTTTTCATCGGAATAAATGCGGTGTATCGGGATCGTTCAGGCAATTCCAGAGGATGCTGGGCGATCTGCCGATAAGCCTTGATAACGACAGGGCGTTTTTAAGCAAAAAAGACAAGGTCTATTCACGGCCGGCAGTGAATCTTCAAAAGGCAACCGCCAATGCCGCCAACTTCCTCCATGACAGGAAAATTACCGAGGATTCCATAAGTAAATTCAAGATCGGGCGGACGCAGGACGGCAGAGCTGTTATGCTCCCGTATTTCAAGGACGGCCAGCTGGTCAATGTAAAATACCGGAAAATTGATGAAAAGAAATTCTGGCAGGAGAAGGATCCCGAGCCGGTGCTTTTCAATCGTGATTGCTGCAGCAATGGGAACGCCTTATATATTGTCGAAGGCGAGTGCCCTCTCTCAATATGGAATTGATGCCGTGTCAGTGCCCATGGGTGTTGCTGATACCTCCTGGATAGAACATGAGTGGGACTGGCTCCAGCAGTTTAAAACCATATATCTGATTTTTGACAACGACCGGGCCGGCCAGGAAAACGTTGTCAATATAGCCAATAGGCTGGGACGATGGCGGTGCCACAACGTGATACTCCCGGAGAAGGATGCAAATGACTGCCTGATCAAGGGCGTCGAACTCGCGACAATTACCGAGTGCATACAGAATGCCCATGAGTTCGAGATATCCAATCTTGTCTCCGCGAGTTATTTCGAAGATGAAATACTGGAATTGTTCAAGGATCCACGGCAATTATCCGGGACCTCTACCGGATTTAATGGTCTCGATAAAATATTGAGAGGGTGGAGAATGGAGGAATTGACCCTCTGGTCCGGATCAAACGGTTCCGGGAAAAGCACCTTTCTCAATGAGGTGATCATTAATCTCGCCAGGAACCAGGTCCGGTCATGCATTGCGTCTCTTGAAATGCCGCCGTCGCGGTATCTTCGCTGGGCCATATGTCAGGTGGCCAGGAAAGATAAACCTGCCGTTGAGGAAATCAGGGAAACCCTGAAATTCCTTGATGAATACCTGTACGTGGTCAACGCGCGCGAGGAAATCGATTCATCGGAGTTGGTCAATATCTTTGAATATGCAGCACGAAAATATGGCGTGAAGCACTTTTTCATCGATAGTCTTATGCGTGTTTCATTTCCAATGAAGGACGAGATCAAGGAACATACCAAATTCTGCAACGATTTACTGGCATTTGCAAAGGACCACCAGATCCATATCCATCTCGTTGCCCACCCCAGAAAAGGATCGAAAGACACGTATACTCCGGGGAAGGTGGATGTCTCCGGCACGAGTAACCTTACGAACCTTGCCCATAATGTTTTGGTATTATGGCGTCCCAATGATGAGTTGCGGGACAAAGCCAAGCAAAAAGGTAAGGACATGGCGGATAATTATATTCTTGTCAGGAAAAACCGCGAATGGGGAACGGAGGGCAAGGTTATGTTTCGTTTTAATCCTGATACAAAGAATTTCACCGAGATTGAAAAGAATACATAAATTCCATGTTGAATAATTCCACAGGAGTGAGGATAAAATGAAAACTACTGATTGGCCCACTATACGTGCTGAATATATTGCAGGAGCAAAACCGCGGCAGCTCTCGGAAAAATATAATGTCAATTATGAGACGGTCCGACAGCGGATCCGGCGGGAGAAGTGGCGGGCGGAATGTACCGAATCGTCCCGAAAATGTACCCAGAATTATCTCGCTAAATATGCGGACAAACTCGCAGATAAGCAGTTAGAGGTAAAAGAGAGGTATGCCACGGGCAATGAAAAGCTCGCCGTGGACATTCTTAACGCTCTTAATAACACCAAGAACCCACGAGAACTGGCAGCCTTGGCCCGTGCTTATAACGAGGTCCGGAAGGGTGTTTTTGCATGCTATGATATAGCTGAGACTACAAAAATACAGGGCGATCCAGACAAACCCATGCAACATATCACAACACATGAGATCCCGATGGAGGCAAAAAAGGAAATCGTTGCGTTGTTTATTGCGAGGCAGCAGTGATCATGATGGACTATAATTCTATACTGGATGAAAACCTGCCTGCGTATATCCAAGATGTATGCAGGGATGATCTGATAATGTTTGGGCGGTATGTTGACCCAATATTCAGAACCAAATTCCCTGAGGGGACGGTACATGTTGAATTAATCGCAAAACATCTCGAAGCGGTGGAACGGGGTGAGATCAAGCGGCTCTTTGTTGCCATGCCACCTCGCCATGGCAAGAGCTATACTGTATCACGGTTATTTACCCCCTGGCTATTTGGTAGGAACCCGGCTCGTAATATCATCCTGGCTTCTTATGGTGCAGATCTGGCTGAGGACTTCTCCCGTTATCATTTAAACCTTATGGATAGTGCAGAGTATCAGCATGTTTTTACGACACGATTAAATAAAAGCGCACGATCTCAGCAGCGATACCAGACAGACACTGGCGGGATGCTGGTTGCCTGCGGTGTTGGCGGCCCGATCTATGGCCGCGGTGCCGATATCGGCATCATTGATGACCCCATTAAAAACTGGGAGGTTGCTCGTTCCGAGGCCCAGCTCGAACACTTATGGGAATGGTATCAGGGATTTATCACAAGGTTACATAAAGGCGGTAACGTGGTCCTGTGTATGCACCGCTGGGGTACTCGGGACCTTGCGGCCAGGATCATGGAGCGGGATCAAGAATATGGTGACTGGACGGTTCTTGAGCTGCCGGCTCTGGCGGATCCTACCGAGGACAAGCAAGACCCTTGTGGACGTAAAGCCGGCGAGGCCTTATGGCCTACAGAGTATTCATCAGAGGCCCTTGCCCGCACCATGCGTGAGGTTGATGCCCGGATATGGGCCGCACAGTACCAGCAGAGGCCCACGGATCAGATTAGCCGGATATTCCCAGAGCCGATCTATGCGGAACCGCCGGAGGGCCTGAAAGTTATAGCTTACTTTGACCCGGCATATTCCGAGGAGTCCAGCGGTGATTATTCAGCTTTAACGATTGGCGGAGAATATGAGTGCCTGATCTATATAGTCGGGGGTTTTGTCTGGAAAAAGATCGTGGATGAGGCTTACTATGAGAAAATCGAAACTCTGTGTAAAACTTATACCGTGCAAAGCCTAACCGTGGAAACCAACAAAGACGAGGGAGCTATTGCCCACGAGTTGCGCCGGCGGAAACTCTATGTCCGCGAGAAGAAAGCAACCACCAATAAATTTTTACGTATCACTGACCTTGTACTCAAAAATTGGGATAAGATCCGATTTTCATCGAATGTTACCGGTGCGTATCTACAGCAGGTTTTAGATTATAACGAATTAGCCCGATATGATGACGCCCCAGACTCTCTGGCGGGTATAGTTGAGCGTTTTGTAGTTAATAAAGCACCCGGTGTGATCTTAAAATCGGATTACAAAGAGACAATAAAAGAACAACGACGAAAAAACCCTCTACCTTCTGATCCGGCTTATTTTGATCACAAATTAAATGAGATCAAAAAGCGGTTCCCCGGAGTTGTAATGGGTAAGCGCAGGTAGATCAATAAATCAAAGGCTAATATTTTTTTAAGGAGATAAACATGGAAAAAACGAAAAGATGTGATTTTTGCAGCAAAGATGAAGCTTTATTTCCAGTGTTCGTTCCAGTCATGATTTGGGATTATCAATTAAAGAGTACAGATTGGACACAAGAATGGCGGGAAATCTGTTATTCATGTATTGAAAAATTATGGGAGGCAATAGGGAAAATTAAAGGTCATCCGGATAAGGTCTTTCATTAGAAGTTTTTTCAGATAATAACTTGACCAAACTATTTGATAATCTTATATTATCAAATATGATAAAAACACATAGCGATGACCTAACACCACTCAATGGCAATATCATTGATACGATTGCCAGGAAAATAGCCCATGAAGCTCCACAACTTGCAGATCTTCCTCCTGACCAGCTCCGGAGGATTGCGAAGGCTGTTGTATTTGATGAGCTAAAGGACTCCCTCCGCGTACAGGTTGAGGCAGCTCGGATCGATTACAAGTTAGAGAAAGAGAAGTTTTTAAAAACAACTCACTCAATACACACGGCACGGGCATACAGGCAAGCCCTGGAACGGCTGGAAATATGGTGTAGGGCCAATGACAAGAACCTTGTAACATTAATCCCGAAAGATGCGGATGACTTCATATATGCCATATCCGCCGAAGGCCGTTCCGTAGCATCAGTAAGGCTGGACATTTCAGCCTCGTCCGCTTTTTTCACCTGGCTTGAACGACGACACAAGTCGATCCGTAACCCTTTCCGAGGAACACGGGCGCGACCCAAACGTACGGCAAAGAAAACACTCCAGATCCCGGATAAAAAAGACATGTCAGCTATTATCGACTATTTTAAAGGATCAACGAGGGCAGCAGTGATCACCATGGCTGGGGCGGGCCTGCGGGTAGGGGCATTACCCAGTCTGACAATCCGTGAGGGAAAATACACCTGTATCACCAAAGGAAAGGACCAAAAAGGGATCCTGTCACCAACAATCTTAAAGGCCCTCAAGCCACTTGGTGCCAAACCTTTCATAGACCGGACTGCTGGCGGGATTGCGGAGAGTGTAAAATATGGCATGACAACATTATTCGAAACTGGGTTCATCCGGGCCAAATATAGTTGCCATGACCTTCGTCATTATTACGCTATTCATGAATACAGAAGTGATAAAGACATATATGCCCTTTCAAAAAAGTTGGGGCATAGTAATATAAATATTACCCAGATGTATCTCAAAGGTTTAGACATTCTGGAGGATTAAAGCTTGATATAGGTCTTTATCGGGCATGGGGGTAGTATCACCAAGGCAATTAAAACCCCGTACAGGGCCAATAGTGAAGCCTGAAGGGCTATTTTAACTATAGTGCAACGAGGAACATAATGGATAATATCAATCTAACACTGGATCCGAAACGCTTTCCACATCTGACACAATGGTCAGAGGACAGGCTGCGATCCACTCTGTCGGATATGTGCCAGGCCCAAGAGATGGAGATTACAGAAAAGAACATATATTCGATGGCGGCTATATTAGAAAGCGATCTACAGGAAATGTTTGCTTGACAATTCACTATAAATATAATTTTATGTTTCAATAAGAATCACTCCGAGCTAAGAGCAGAGTCTTTTTATTTACTGCTCACCCTCTAACAATTTATTAAATTATCACTCATTCCATCCCCAGCTTGGGAAACTGATTGAGGCGATAGCCTTATGCAGTTTATTCCCTAAAGATTATGAAAGTCAAGGACATGCTTGAGTGATATCATGCGTAGGGATTTTCTCCCACGTTAGAGGGTAGCGAACGCTACCCTATTTATAAACAATTAATAATAAGAGGTATTTATGAAAAAAATTATCTTTAGTATCACAATGCCTATCGTCTTTATGTTGGTTGCCTATGCTGCTGATATGACCAATGTAAAGCAGTCGTTTTTTCAGGCGTGTCAGTATGTAGCCACTGTTTCAACCGTTGGTCCATTAAATACTGGCCCGTATCAATACTGCCGTTGTCTTGTTCAAAGATTTTCACTAAATGGGCAGTATACACAAGCCCAAGTCGAAGCCATTTTAGAGAAGAATGATGAGAAATTCCGGATTGCCTGTGATGGTATGTAAGTAGCATAGATGATTGTCTATTTAAGTCATTCAAGAGGGTAGCATCAGCTACCCTCTTGTTCGTAGAGGGGTGTACTGTCAGATAAAGATTGAATAACAAAAAATTGAAAGAATAAAAGAGATAATATTTTTCAAAACTTGCTATAATTCAGTGTAGAAGATTTGGAGATGTAGGATATTGAATTACTGTGGAGATTCATTTTTATTCCACTACCTGTCGAATAAATAGTTGCATTCTTCACCATGTTATGTCATTTATTTCACAATTGACGTAAGTTTTAGCCAATGACAGAACCCGGCAGGCAAAGCAGAAAATGGGCATCAAGATAAGCGCCCATACCCTCCGGCATTCAAAAGCCATGTTTTTAAAAGAGATTCAGGGATTGTCGGCGGACAGGATAGCCAAGGCATTGGGACATAGTTCCGTGGTGACTACATTGAAATATTACTTCCATGGGACCCCGACAGCAGAAGAGCAGGGGATTGAATAGCTTAATCTTACATGAATATCTATGATGAATATATGAATGAGAAAGAAAAAATAGAAGCGGCGACAATCGACTATTTTATTGAATCATATAATGCCATGTTCAATACTCATATTGAAAAAGTTGAGCATAAAGATAAGCCAGATTTTACATTGATAAATCGGTATAACAATTCAACAATCGGCGTAGAGGTCGCAACCTTATTATTCGACAGTGACGAAGCAAAAATGCTTCTCGGTCGTTCAGACAAAAAGATGCACAGTATGATGGCATGCTCATCTTTGATAGAAACCCTGAATGATAGAATTAAAAAGAAATGCGAAAAAGCGAAAAACTACAAAAAGCATGATGAATTGTTCCTGGTCGTACGATGTGCATCACCTGTATTCGATAAAAGAAGTTTTGATATTGAAGAATATAAAATCAATATAAGTACAGACAATCCGTTTGATGAAATATGGATGGTATTCTATGATTTCAAAAAACAAAAATGGGGAGTTTTAAAAAGATTAACCATGAAACAAGAAACAATTACCTATTTGCAGCTATTATCCGAGCAGATAAGATTTATCAAATCTCAACAATTGCGAATATCAAATTACTCGCTCTTAATGCAAGCTGGATTAGTATCAATATTTCGACTGGATTATTTTCCATATGCATGTGCATTGATTTGTTTTTCTGTTGTACTTGCTTCATATTCTGTTGCTTTCATCATACATTCTCAATATAGCATGATGAAGTGCCGAAAGAGAGAAAAACGCATTATTGATACAGGTACAGATGAATTGAAATTCGTTATTACCGGAGAATATGGAGAATACCCTGCTTCAAATACTAAATTCTGGAAAGATTGGTTATTCTTCATTCCATTTATAATTATAAATATGATTGCTTGTGTAATAGCCATTATTATCATTTCGAAATAAAGAGAAATTACCAATGTCCCAAAACGTCCGTGAATTAGCAAACTTCATCTGGTCCGTGGCCGACGAGCTGCTGCGGGACCACTACAAGCGCAGTAAATACGCCGATGTGATTTATCCCTTCACCGTGTTCCGGCGGCTCGATTGCATTCTTGAAAAGAACCACGAAAAGGTGCTGGAAGCGTATAATAAATACAAGAAGCAGTTGAAAGACCTAACCGGCGTCCTGACGAAAGCCTCCGGGTATAGCTTTTACAATACCTCAAAATATACGTTCGAAAAGCTGTTGAACGATTCAGTCAACATCAAGGAAAACATGCTGCATTACCTTAACGGCTTTTCAGATAATATACAGGAAATCATCGACAAGTTTAAGTTCCGCCAGGAGATACAAAGCCTCTACGAAAAAGAGCTGCTGTACAAGGTCGTGAAGAAATTCGCGGACCCGCAGATTAACCTTCACCCGGATAACATCACCCACATGGAAATGGGGTATGTTTTCGAAGAGCTTATTAGGAAGTTCAATGAGGCAACGAATGAGAACCCCGGCGAACACTTTACGCCGCGTGAAATCATTCATCTCATGGTCAATGTGTTGATATCAAAAGACAAGGGCAAACTTGGAAAGAAAGGAATTATTACTACGGTATATGACCCTGCCTGCGGTACCGGCGGGATGCTCACGGTTGCAAAGGAAGAACTAATAAACCTGAACCCTGATGCGAAGATAGAGCTGTTCGGACAGGAAAGCCAGGAAGAAACATACGCTGCATGTAAATCCGACATGTTAATCAAGAACGAGGACCCGGATAAGATAAAATTCGGCTCATCGTTTTCGAAAGATGGATTCCCGCGCCAGCACTTTGACTATATCCTATCAAATCCGCCCTACGGTAAAAACTGGAAATACGACGAGGAATTCATCAAGGAAGAAGCTAAAAAAGGCGAGGCAGGGCGCTTCGAGGCCGGTCTGCCGGGGATAAGCGACGGCCAGCTCCTATTTCTCCAACACATGATTTCCAAAATGCACAGGGACGGCCACCAGACGCGGATAGCCATCGTTTTCAACGGCTCTCCGCTCTTCAACGGCGATGCGGGGGAAGGGGAGTCTGAAATCCGACGCTGGATATGCGAGAATGACTTGCTGGAAGCGATAATCGGCCTACCGAACCAGCTTTTCTACAATACCGGCATATTCACCTACATCTGGGTATTGACGAACAAGAAGGAACCGTCCCGCAAGGGCAAGATAGCCCTCATCGATGCCCGCGACCTGTATGAGAAGATGGGCAAGAGCCTGGGCGACAAGCGCAATTATATCACGAATGAGCAGATTAAAGAAATCACGGCCCTGTATCTTGGCAACGTCCCCAACGGAAGGGTGAAACTGTTCAACAACACAGACTTCGCGTATCGCAAGGTCCAGATTGAACGGCCCCTGCGATTGAACTTTCTCGCTTCCGAAGATCGTATAGCGCATCTGGATGCTGAAACGGCATTCGCGAATCTTGCCGTGTCGAAGAAAAAGAAGCAGAATGAGCGGGAGAAGGAAGAAAAGGAAGGCCGCGATTTTCAGGAAAGCATCAAGAACGTTCTCCGCTCTTTGCCGCAGACATTGTATAAAGATTGGAAGGTGTTTGAACCTGTTCTGGATGAGGCATTTAGCAAAAGTGATTTTAAGATTAAAAAGCCAATAAAGACTGCCATCTATAAAGCTCTTTCGGAAAAGGACGAAACAGCGGAAATCGTCTACGATGACGGCCAGCCGGTGCCGGATACGGATTTACGCGACCATGAATATATCCCTTATGAGCAAGATATACAGGCTTACTTCGAGAAGGAAGTCAAGCCATATGCGCCTGACGCCTGGATAAATGAGGAATATATTGATTCAAAAGACGGTAAAACCGGTCGCGTGGGTTATGAGATTAACTTCAATCGCTATTTTTATAAGTATCAGCCGCCGCGACCACTTAATGAGATTGAAAAAGACATTAGAGAAGTTGAAAAAGAAATACTTGAAATGCTTGGTGAAATCAGTCAATGAATCCAATAAAAACCACTGTGGGCGAGTATTCGTCCCGCGAATGAGACGAGATACTGCTACTTGTATCATAAATGCTTTATTTTGAGACGAGTTGAAGTTGGCTTTGTGTATGACAAGTGATATAAAAGATATTTTGTGTCTCAAAATACACCAATTTTGAGACACAAAATTGGACCAGTTTCGGCTAATAAAAAGCGCATTTCTACAAAAAATGTGGCAAATATTTATCAAATCCACAAATATAATCGAAATTTGTGGAAAACGATAAAAAGTATGGCAAAATAGGACTGGTGGTTTAAATAGAAAAAATGGCTACTACAAAAGCACATATTAACCCCGCAGTATTGCGATGGGCACGTGAAGAGGCAGGTGTAACAGAAGAGTACCTTGCAAAAAAAATTCAGACAAAAGCTGACAATGTTCTGGAATGGGAGAGCGGTGATAGCTTTCCTTCCATGCCGCAACTGCGCAGACTTGCTAATTTTTTAAAAAGACCACCTGCTCTTTTCTTTATGAACCAACCTCCTGAACTTTCACCTATGCTGGCTGATTTTCGAAGGAATAGTCATGATTTCCCTTTAAGTGCACAATCTCGTTATATGATACGTTGGGCAATAAATAGACGAAAGTATGCCATAGAGTTGTCGGAAGAACTTGAAGAAGTAAGGACGAAGGATTATCCAATTATCAGTCTATCCAGTAATCCAGAATCATTAGCACAAAAAGTTCGTGCTTTCTTTAAATTAGATATTGAGCATCAAATCAATTTGAAAAAAGTTGATGATTTTTTAAAATATTCTATCCGCTTGCTCGAAGAAAAAGACATCCTTGTATTCCAAACTGATAAGGTTGATTTGGCGGAATTACGAGGATTCAGTTTGAGTGAGCGGCCATATCCCTCAATAGTTCTTAATTCTGATGATTCTCATGCAGGAAGACTTTTTACACTCTTTCATGAACTCGGCCATATACTGTTACAACAAGATGGAATTTGCGACCTTGATTACGATGATTATGATTATAACATAAATAAAATCTCCAATCTTGAAGTTTGGAATAATCGCTTTTCGGCAGCGATATTATGCCCAGAAACTGTGTTTAAAAAATATTCTAACGAGATTATTATTGATAAACGACAAATACTCATTGCGCAGGTGGAGGAGCTTTCTAAAATATTTCTTGTAAGTCGAGAAGTAGTTGCTCGAAGGTTGCTTCAACTCGGCTATACAGATAAAAATACATATCTTGCTTTTCGTGAAAAATTTCAAAAGGATTGGGAGGACTACAAAAAGAGTAAAAAGAAGAAGAAAGGTGAATCAGTTATTATCCCGCAAAAGTATAAAATAATCAATTGGAATGGACGTAAATATACACGCCTTGTACTTGATTCGTTACATAACAAAAATATCGGCTATTATGAAGCCAGCAATTATCTCGGTATAAAACCCAAGCATCTTGTGCCTCTTGCACGAACCCTCTATAACAAGGAGGGTGTATGAGAGATAAGCCTAAATATTGTCTGGATACAAGTTCATTGATAACAGCATGGAGAGTCAACTATCGCCCGGACAATTTCGATTCAGTATGGGATAAAGTATCCGAATATGGGAAACTGGGTTTAATTATTTCACCGATGGAGGTTTTTGAAGAGATTCAAAAAAAGGATGATGAACTTGCCAAATGGGTCAAAAGAAACAAGCACCCATATTCTGAAATCCCAGAAACATCACAGGAAAAAATTACAGAGGTTCTCAACAAGTTTCCAAGACTGATTGATGTAGACAATCCATCTATTCAAGCAGACCCATATGTTATTGTACTTGCGGAAGTGAATAATTGTACTGTAATAACCGAAGAAAGACCAGACAACGCGACAAGAAAAAAAACAAAAATACCAACAGTGTGCCATCATTATGGTATTAAATGGATGTCATTTGCAGATATGATAGCCGCAGAGAAATGGAAATTTTGACATGGTATTAAGTATAAATAAATACAAAAAGTACCTTCATTTCAAGCCATCAAATATTGAATGGATAGGGGAGATACCAGCTGGATGGCATACAAGACGATTCCGCTTTATTTTCTCATTCAACAATGGCTTGAATATAACAAAAGAAAATCTACAAGATTCAGGAGTTCCATGTGTAAATTATGGAGAAATACATTCAAAATATGGTTTTGAAGTAATTCCAGGAACACATGTCTTGAAGTGCGTAGATGATAAATATCTTGCATCGTCAAAAAAATCATTAGTAAATCAAGGTGATTTTATCTTTGCCGATACATCGGAAGACATTGAAGGGTCTGGAAATTTCACTTATGTAAACAGCAATATACCTGCATTCGCGGGCTACCACACAATCATTGCAAGACCAATTAAATCAACCAATTCCAGATATCTTGCATATTTATTTGACTCGATATCCTTTCGCACACAAATACGTTCGGAAGTAGCTGGAATTAAGGTATATAGCATTACAAAGAAAATTATAAAAGATGCAATTGTATTACTCCCTCCTCTCCCCGAACAGCAAGCCATCGCCTCCTTCCTCGACCGGGAAACGGCCCGCATCAACAGGATAATCGAAAAGCAGACCCGGCTCATCGAACTGCTCAAAGAAAAACGCTCCGCGCTCATAACGCAGGCCGTCACCAGGGGGCTTGACCCGAATGCGAAGATGAAGGATTCCGGTGTTGAGTGGATTGGGGAGATACCGGATGAGTGGGAAGTAAGAAAATTAAAGTTTATATGTAGAGTTCAAACTGGGGATAAAGACACAGTAGATTCAATGACAGAAGGTATTTACCCATTATTTGTCCGTTCACAAATTGTTGAACGAATTGATGTTTTTACACATGATTGCGAAGCTGTATTAACTGCTGGGGATGGTGTTGGAGTTGGGAAAGTATTTCATTACTATAATGGTCGATTTTCATTTCATCAGAGAGTCTACTTGTTCTCATGTTTTAAAAATATAATCGGTAAATATTTATATTATTTTTTAAAGGAAAATTTCTATAAAGTAGCATTGGAAGGAAGAGCCAAATCAACGGTCGACTCATTACGCATGCCATTAGTTTTAAATTTTATTTTATCTCTCCCCCCTCTCCCCGAACAACAAGCGATTGTAGATTTCATCGACCGGGAAACAGTTAAAATTGATACTCTTATATCAAAGATAGAAAAGCAAATAGATTTGCTAAATGAATACAAACAATCTCTAATCACCGCCGCAGTAACAGGCAAAATAGACGTGAGGAACGTTCAATGAAGATATTAGAGCGTGACATGGAGAGCATCATTGAAAGCGATTTAATCAATTCCGGTTATTTTCGCGGCTCCCCCGACAAGTATGATAAAACATACTGCATGGACACTGAAAATCTTATAAATTTCATAATAGCCACGCAGAAGGATAAATGGGAAGAATACCGGAAACAGCACGGCGAACGCGCAAAGGATACCCTGATAACAAAAATCAAGCAGGCAATAGACGATAAAGGGAGTCTCGAAGTCTTCCGCAAGCCGTTTAAATCCCATGGAGTATATTTCGACCTCGCGTATTTCAAGCCTGCCAGCGGAATGAATGAAAGCTTCCAGAAAAAGTACCAGGGGAACATCGTAAGCGTCACCCGTCAGGTCAAATACAGCCTTAACAATGAGAATTCCCTTGATATGGTCGTTTTCCTGAACGGCCTGCCCATCGCCACGCTGGAATTGAAGGACAAGCTGACCGGCTCCGGTTATTCCGTCGAAAACGCGATTAAGCAATACCGCAAGGACCGCAGCAGCAAGGAGCCGCTCTTCAATTTCGGGCGCTGCCTTGTCCATTTTGCCGTTGATGAAGACATGGTGTACATGACCACGCACCTGAAAGACGAAAACACGAAGTTCCTGCCGTTCAACAAGGGCCACGAAGGCGAGGCCGGGAACCCGCCGACATACGGCTTTTCATCGGAATATCTCTGGAAAGAGATACTGCAAAAGGATAGCATCCTTGAATTGATACAGCTTTTTATCCAGATGACGGATGAGCTTGATGAAGATGCCAGGCCGACCGGGAAGAAGATAATCATCTTTCCACGCTATCATCAGCTCGACGCGGTACGAAAGCTCGTGGCTCATTCAAAAGAAAATAAATGCGGCAATTATTACCTCATTCAGCACAGCGCGGGGAGCGGCAAGTCGAATACCATAAGCTGGCTCGCGCACCAGCTTTCCATCCTTCACGATAAAGACGATGTGAATGTGTTCGATTCCATAATTGTAGTTACCGACCGCCGGATACTCGACAGGCAACTGCGGACAAACGTTCTCGCCTTCGAGCAAAACCCCGGAGTGGTGGCAGGCATTGAAAGGGGTTCGAAGCAGCTCAAAGACGAGCTGGAAGCCGGGACCAAGATAATCGTAACGACATTGCAGAAGTTCCCCTATATCGAGGAGCAGATAAAGGCGCTGCCGGGCAAGCGTTTCGCGGTCATCATCGACGAAGCCCATTCCTCTTCGAGCGGCGAAATGTCAAAAAGCCTGAAAACCGTCCTGAAACTCAATGAACCGGACGACGACCCGGCGGACTATGAAGATGACGTTACCTGGGAAGATGAGATTGAACAGCAGCTCAAAGCGAGGGGCAGACAGCCCAATATCAGCTATTTCGCCTTTACCGCCACGCCCAAGCCGAAGACGCTGGAACTGTTCGGCACAAAGCAGAGCGACGACACATTCAAGCCGTTTCATCTCTACCCGATGAAGCAGGCCATACAGGAAGGATTCATCAAGGACGTTCTGGTCAATTACACGACCTATTCGACCCTATTGCACCTTATAAAGACCATTACATCGGACCCGGAATACGACAAGATAAAGGCATCGTCTCTTCTGAAAACCTATGTCGAATTGAGCAAGCAGACAATCGAGAAGAAGACGAAGATTATCATAGACCATTTCCGCGATAACTGCCTTAATGAGATACCCGATTCCCACGGGAACGGTCAGGCCAAGGCCATGGTGGTATGCTCGTCCCGCGCCCAGGCGGTTAAGTATAAAAAGGCCATTGATAAATACTTGAAGGATAATAAAATCGGATTCAAGGCACTCGTGGCCTTTTCCGGCACTGTCGAGGACGAGTTCAAGAACAAATACACCGAGGAGGGCATGAACGGCTTCTCGGAAGACAAGACCGCCAACAAATTCAAGGAAAGCCAGTACAAGATTCTTGTCGTGGCGAACAAGTTCCAGACCGGGTTTGACCAGCCGCTCCTGTATGCCATGTATGTGAATAAAAAGCTTATCGGCGTGAATGCGGTTCAGACAATAAGCCGCCTGAACCGTGTCTGTGACGGCAAGAAAGAGCCGATAACTATCGATTTCTACAACACGGCTGATGTAATCAAAAAGTCATTTCAGGACTTCTACGAGGATACCACGCTGGTAGAGGCAAGCGACCCGGACAAGCTCTATACCTACCAGGATACCCTTGAAAGGTTCAGGTATTATACACAGGACGAAATTGATGCTTTTTGCAAGATAGCCATGCAGAATATCAAACAGCAGGATAAATTAAACGCCGTCCTGGTCCCCGTTGTCGAACGTTTCAAACAGGATACGAAGGAGCGGAAAGAGGAGTTCAGGGCCACATTGAAAACCTATGTGCGGGTATATTCCTTCCTGTCCCAGATTATATCGTTTTCCGATGTTGAGCTTGAAAAACTTTATATTTTCGGAAGGATATTATTGCGGAAATTGATTCTTGATAAGGGGACCCTGCCATATGAGGTCTTGCAGCAGGTCGATTTGGATAAAATCGAAATCAAGAAGAAAGGCACCGGCATTAAACTTGAAAACGGCAAGGGCGGCAAGCTCAAACCGGGTGAAAAAGACCCTCATGCCCGCAGCATCGAGCTAAAAGAACATCTATCCATCATTATCAGGGAAATAAATGACAAATATGCCACGGACTTCAACGCTTCCGACCAATCGGTGGCCGATTCCCTGCTGAACGCGGTAGGCCAGGACCAGGATTTCGAGGCGCAGGTCAAGAACAACCCCAAGGAAAATGTCTGGTGGGCCTTCCAGACCAAGTTCAACAAAGAGCTTCAAAATATGATAGACAAGCACTTCGAGTTTTATAAGAAAATCAATGATAACGAAGACATCAAGAAAGACTTCATGAAGCAGATGTTTGATGCGCTGTACAACAAGATGGTTGTGAAGCCGACGTGATAGAGTTACAAGAGGGGCATATGGGTGATAGAAAAAGAAACATCGATTTTATGAAAGACCTACTATCGATTTATAATGGACAGGAAAATAAATCTGGGTTCAGAAAAGAACAAATAAGTTTAATTCAAGAACTATTAGCTCTTGATTATTTGAATGATTCATCATTTTCGTTTAATAAAGGTGGTGGTGAAATCTGGGCTTGTGCTATGACTGGCGAATATCCTTTGACGGCAAAGGGGAGAGAATACATCGAAATGGGATGGTATAGGTCATTGCAACAATCAGGGAAATATCAATTGGCGCGAGATATTGCGGCATTTATTGGCGCTGCAATAGGTATAATTATTAGTATAATAAATATAATATCAAAATAATTCATTTCTCATTTATCTAATTCAAGATGAAAAAATCGACTCCTGAACCTGTAGTACATCTCGCATATCCTCAAGCTGCAAATGATAGTAATGCTGGCTCATCTCGTTGGTTAAATGGCCGGTTATGCTCTGGACCTTGGCTAATGGCACTCTGGCATTGATTAGAAGGCTATTAAACCAGTGCCGCCATGAATGAAAAGTGATATTCCTCTCCCTCCGTTCCTGCTCGGAAATTCCGATTTTACGCATGGCTGTATACAGTGATTTGGTGAATATCACCGGTTCGGCAGGCTTGCCAGGTGTCTTTTGGCTGTAAAAGACGAAACTCTCGGGGTTTTCCGGCTCTGGATTGGATGCCATCAGTTTTTCCAATATCTGCCGAACAATTCTTGGGATAAAGATATGGCGCACCTTGCCTGTTTTGGTAGTGGCATTGAGGCCGAAAAAGTTATCCCATGAACGCCGAACATAGATATACCCCTCATCGAGGTGAATATCGGAAAGGGTGAGTGCCTGCAGTTCGCCCAGCCGGAGCCCGGTCGAGGAAGCGACAAGGTTTCCCGCGTATCCCATAAACAGGTCCCTTGGCGGGTGGCAATGTGCGGCTTCGGATTTCCATTCAACAGAAAAAAGCCTTCTTACCTCTTCGAGAGTCAGGATTCCCTTCAATTTGGGGTTTATTGCAGCCCGGTCGATTTTTGGTACGAATTGGATCAGAGACTGGTCCTCTGCTGCTTCAAGGATTGCTTTGAGTCCGGACAGGATTTTATTTATCGTATTCCCGGCATAACCACTATTGAATAGGTCGTTACGAAGATCTCGGATTACGGCACGGTCTATGGCAGTGAGTTTCATGCTTCCTATGCGAGGGAGGAGATGGCTCTTTAGCAAATAAGTGAGGTTATGGCACTGACGTTTACTTATCCGTAGCCCTCGGACGCGTTTATCAGTGGCCCAGGCACCATCCCAAAGGAAAAAGCCGTCTGCATATTCTGTAAGGGTGATATTCTGTTTAGTTACAATCTGACCAGCTGAAAGGTAATCATACGCCCATCGTTCAGCTTTGAATTTTGAAGTTACTCCAGTACTTTTTGCGGGAGTCAATCGACCATCGGGGAGTTTAAATCGGCAGTAATAAATGGATTTTCTTTTGTAGAGATAAAACAGCTTACCGTTTGACGACATCTTAAACCTCCGTTTAGCGTGCCGCAAAAGTGGAAATATTTTGCTACACTTTTGCTACACTTATGGATTTTTAAGAAACGCCGGTGGTCCGGTAGCCTCTTTTTTGGCCTTTTTCATTCAAAAAAGGCTATTTTCTGTGGGCGCTACTGGACTTGAACCAGTGACCCTCTGCTTGTAAGGCAGATGCTCTTCCAGCTGAGCTAAGCGCCCTGTTGTTTAGGCCTCTTTCCGTTTAATTTGCTTGCCCGGAAGGCGAGGGT